TAGTTCTCCCGTTAAGGTTCCACAAGCCGAATATACGGATGCCATCGAAGCTGTCCCCATTGGCGACAGACATGCGCTGCATATAGGACGGATTTGCTCCGCCATCCGTAAGATATGCTTCCCAATCGGCAGACGAACTGTCGAACGCCGGCATCATGCACTGCACCCATCGGATGTTGTAGTCGGGCTGTGCGCTGTCCGTCTGGTTCGACACAACATAAGTCGTCGTGCTAAGGCCATCGTAGGTTGGGCCGGCAGAGATGCTCTCGACGGTGCGGCCATCTCCAAACTCAACTCCGAAGAACGCGTTGAAGCTGTCGTTCGATTTGTCGAAGTCTTTCTGGAACACCATTCCAGATATGTTGCCTCCGGTCAGCAGGCTCCACAACGTCAGCGATGGTTCTTGCTGCCATACGATCTGCTCGACGCCATCCGAGATCAAGTGGTCTGCCAAGTGGGACAAGTTCTCGGCCGCGTATTTCTGGTCGCTCAGTTGCTTATGGGCGAGCAGCTTGCGCCGCTGACGCTGCACGAAGACGTTGAGGCTTGCCTGCACCGGCTCGGTATTGGCACAGCCCCAATTCGACACGCGGCGCATCTGAATACTAGTCGGCGAGATCGGATCGTCCAACGACGATGCGCGGATGCGCCACTCGCCGGCCTGCGATCCGAGGATCAGACCATCTTCCGTGGAGATCAGCCAGAAGAAATAGTTCACGTCCTTGGCGTTCGCCACAGCCGAAACCGCATTGCTCGCCGCAACACTTCCGTTTATGTCTGTCGGCGAGAAATTGAAGTGGTCGTTCGAAACACTGCCATCAACGCGATTACCAAACGCAGAAGACACCAACCACAGGCGCCCCTCATGATAGACGCCGGCAGTGGGCCACCCTGTGGAATTGCTGTAAAGACCAAGCCTCCAGTTTTTGGTTGGAACGGTTGGTGCATATACGGTTTCATCCGTGCTGCCATTCGCTGGCTTCTGGATTGTTGCCGTCACCTGAAGATGATTGGGAACCGCCGTGATTATCAACCACACCCATTGCAGCGTGTTGGTCGTAACCTCCCAGTGGGAACCGTCGTCCGTCGTCGGATCGTGTCCGACGTTGGCGCCCGCAACAGAATTATAAATGTTGTCGTCCGATCCCGTAACAGTTTTATCTTTCGCATAGGTCACGCCAGTTGACCAATCAGCCGGAATGTTTTCAATGCGAATGAGGCGTCCAACGTCAGTGGACTTGAAGCCAACTCCGTCGTTGATACCGACGTCAGTTGTTGCGGTTACTGTCACCGATCCGCTTTCGGCGCTGCACACCAGCGTCGTGTCCGTGTCGTTGATGTCAAAGTATGGACCATCTACAAAATTCTGCATTGCCAGCGTCCACGGGGAGCCCTCCACCAGCAGATATGGCTTGTAGTCCTTGTTAAGGATCAGCACGTCTTCGTCGCTTGAGACGAGACGAAGGTCTTGCAACACCGATGTTGCATAAACCGTCGTAAGCTCGAATATCTTCTCGACCGTATCTGGCGTAGACCCTGCCGTGTAAGTATAGGTCGTGGCATCGATGTCTGCATTTGTGAAGGGGTCCTTCAACGTGAACGTTGCGGCCGTTGTGTCGAGATTGGCAATCACGAATTGCCGGTTCAAAAGCTCCGGCATAGAAGCCGGAACACTTGTCAAATTGAAGACGATCGTGTCACCATTGGCCCAGCCGCTTGGGACAGCGCTCTCCAAATACACCTTCGCAGGATTTGTCGGCGTCACTGAAAACACGTCTACGACGCCATCTTCGGTCAGCGTCGTCACCAATGACAGACCGGCGAACAGCCGCGCCTTCAGGTTCGTGAACTCGATCTGGTACGGCTGTGTAATCGTGAAGTCGAACGCCGCGATCCTTGCGGTCTGGCCGCCGCGTGTGGGGGCCAAGAACCTGAAACCGGGACGGCGTATCCATGCACCTTCCTCGGTTGGGAAGGCGTTGAGGCACTTCGCCATGGCCGTTTTGTATTTGTCGTCAGTCATGCGGCCTTGGGATCGCGGACTCCACTCGCCACCTAGGAAGGATGTCTGTACGAAGCTGGCGTTTGACATTGGTTACACCCTTCCGCCCTTCTTCAGGTTCTCAGCCGCCCAAAGTGGCTGATAATTTGTGTAATGAAAAGCAACCAAAAACTGTTCTCTATCGGCTAAGTCAAAAGCACAAATAGGCAAAATATGGTCTAGGTGCCATTGGCCCCAGTTTTCCCAGGACATTCCTGTTCGGAACTGCGCGGCTATGTAGCCCTTAAAAAATTCAATTGAACATCCAAGATCGGCAATTGCAGAACCCGAACGATATTTCTTTTTAAGGGCTTTGCGAAGGCGGTCTCTCATTGCCCTGCGAAGCGCCCCGTCCAGCGTATTGTTGTACCGCTCCTGAATGCGCTTGTGCTTCCTGGTCTTGCGATACCGCGCATCTGCTTGCTTTGCTTTTTTTGTGGCATTGTACCTTGCACATGCAGCTTTGCGACGCTCGGGATTTGCCAACTGCCACTCTCGAATGCGTATCAAATCTTTAATGGGGGTTTTAGACACGACAGGCCACCCAGTCGTCTTCTGGCGGATATGTCGGGCCCGTCTCGATGCCGTTCACGAGGCGTGCTTCGGACATGAAGTTTTTGTACTCCGACGCGATAGCCTGGAGCTTGGCTGCCGATTGCGTCAGAGGTTCGCATATTTCGAACGCCACGCGCGAACCAAGCCCTTCGCAGAACATGGGGTTGAACTGCGCCGGGTCAATGATGTCGGCAGCGAAGCGGAAGACGATGACGTTGCAATCGCGACTGGTGAAGTAGTTGCCTTCGAACTCCCAATCCTTGAACGCAAGGCCGCCGGGTGCGCCGAGGAACAGCGATGCACCAGCAAGCGGGTCCTGCGGCGCGATCTTCATAAACCCGTTTGGAATATGGAAGACGTTCTTCGTCGTCACCTGCCGCGATGGGCCGGCGCCAATCGGGTACATGAAGTTGATCTTCGCCACCGTGGCGCCTTCAAGCACGTTCCACTTGCTCGACGGAGGAACATCCTCGTTGTTGTTCTGCAACGAGATGTAGGCAACGCTGCCGCGGTAGACGATCTCACCAGCATAGAACGAAGTTTTGTAGGTCCTCTGCGCGTCGTCATCAATGTTGACGGTCTTCGCAAGGTCCCAATGCACAGCACCGTCGCCGACAGGATCGTGTACAATGTTTGCTGCCACAAGCGACACATAGGTCTGAAGATCAGAACCGATGCAGTGGTCACCGATCGCATAGGTGACTGTGGCGCTGTAGTCCGTCACATATTCCTGCGCAATCAGGTTGCCGAAATAGATCGACCAGTTGACAAAGTCGGGGCCGATGGTGGGATCGTGCGCAATGTTGCTGCTCGTCAGCGACATGTAAATTTGCGCATCCGATCCCGCGGCGATATCGCCGAACGCATAGGTCGTTCCCGTCGCCCAGGTGGCGAACGTCACCAGCTTGCTCGTGAAGTCGTTGATCGCCCGCAGCGCGCACTTTCGGATTGAAAACCGCCAGACGTTGCGGTTGATCTCTGCCCGGCGCAGCATATGATAGCAGGCGCGGATTTCGGAAGCGTTCTTGCTGTCTTCGGTCCAAAGCGCACCGGGCGCGATACGTTCGCACCCTACCCGTTGCAGCGCTCGGTTGGCGATGTCTGTCTCAGTGACCATCGTGCGGCTCCTTTGCGGCCTTGCAGCCTACAGCAAAGGCCCGAAGATGTCTATCCAACCGGAATGCGGGCGACGGAGACATAGACAGCCGTAGCCGTCGCAATGGTCCACCTATAGATGCCCATGGGCAAATTATATGTGGCAATGCCGTTGGCCGAAAGAGCCGTAGCGGCCGTCAGCCACGTCGTATCGTCCGGACCCTTCTGCTCCAGCGTCGCCGAACCGCCGCCCCAAGTTGCTACTGCGGCGATCTGGTACAGCCCACCGACCAACTGAAACGCAACTTGGCCGCTCGTGCTGTCGATCGGGCCTTGATGGTTGCCGTCCTGTTCCATATTACACCTGACCGAGTTGAGCCGAACCCTGGTCTTCGATCTTGCGGATGATCGCCTGGAGCGCCAGGATCACGTCATCGCGCATCGGGTTGGCTGTCAGGTCCACGCGAACTTCGATGTTCAGCGCGCTCACGGCGAGCGTACCAACCGTGACGGCATCGGGGGATTGATCGGCGCCAACGTTGATGCTGTAGGAAATGCTCGCCATAGAAAAACTCCTTACGTCAGAAGATCGGAACCGTTCACGACCATGTTGACCAGATCACCAATGATCTGCTTGAACTTGTTCTTCGTCAAGACCGTCGCGCTATTGACGATCAGAACCGTATCGGGGGACACTGCGGCCGTTGCGGCTGTCAGGCTGGGAACTGCCGCGGCCGTGTCGGCGGCGCCGATGGCCGTGTTCAAAGTACCAATAGCCGTCAGAAGCGTTCCCCAGGCAGAATTTAGCGTGGTGACGTGGGCCTGCGTCGGCGACGCTCCATCCGCCACCAGCGCCGCAACCGCGTTGGCAACCGCCGTGGTGCTTACCTCGGCCGTCACCGCGGCGGCCGTGGCCGTTTTCACAGCAGCAATGCTGACCGCCTGTGCCGCAAGGGCCGCGTTGGGCTCTGTGCCAGACCCGTAGCTGGGCTGCGGGGAAGTACCGACCGTCGCGTTAAGGATCATGCGTGCCATCGGGCCGGCTCCTTAAAGGCTCCTGGCGGGCGCCGAGGGCACAGCATCCCGCCAGGGAACGGACAGGCGCCCGTGGGCGCCGCCGCATATTTAGGCGTTGTTCTCGGACACCGTCACATTCAGACCAAGCAGCGCGCCGCCCGTGCCGGACGCAGTGGTCGTGGCAACGATGTCGAAGTATCCGCCCGGATTGGCCGCCAAGCCTGCCGCCTGCCACAAAGGCTGACCGCGCTTGTCGATGGTATAGGTGCCACTTTCGTTCGTGACATTGGTGATCGCGACCGCACTGGTCAGAACAACCGCCGAAGCGAAGAAAGCTTGCGAGATCACCGTGCCGGCGAGCAGCGCGTTGCCGGGCGAGAGATAGCGCACGTCGTCCGCATAATACAGGCCAACGTCAACCGCAAGACTGGCGCCCTGGGCCGCGCTCTCAAGGAACACGTCCTTCACCTTCACGTCAGACTTGACGCGGATCAGCACGTACTTGGTGCCCGCGTCGTTGGCAGCGCCGGTCGTCACGTAACCGTCATAGATGCTCTTCCGATATGGGCCTGAGACACCGCTGTTGTTCAGCACGATCGGCGTTGCGTCGTCGTTCGTAATCTGGAGGGACTTGAGGGTCGTTCCAACTGACATTGGGGCATACTCCTGTTTCGTCGTGGAAGGGAGGGACCGGTTTCTGCCGACCCCTACTCTCCGTTAGATGTTATCGGCGCCAGTGGTGTCGGCGACGAGGATTTGAACGACCTTGCCAAGTTCGGTACGGGTTGCACCGAAGCTGTGGACCGTGGAAATATCCCACGGATTTGCTTCCAGGTCCGGCCGGCGGAGGATTTCCGTCTTCAGGTCCTGCCACATGCCAAGATAAATGCCCGTCTTGACGAAGGCAAGGCTGCCACGGACATTGCTCGACACGAGCGGCAGGCGCTCGCTGACCACGATGTCAAAGCCCATGAACCGGCGAACGATACCGTTCTCCAGCACGCCGCCGTTCTTATTGAAGTCGGACGACGTAACCTGGGCCTGATTGCGCAGATCGGCATGTTGGTTCGAACCGATGATCAGGGTCACCGCTTCGCTTTCATCGTCCAGCGCATGCGAATGCTCAAGGATACGGCGAACCTCGTTCAGCTTGGCAACCGTGAGGCCGACGCTGGCAGACGCCTTGAAGTTGGCGGCGATCTGATACAGCGACGTATCGAAGGCTTCGGTCGTGAGCGAACCGGCATCGGTGCCGATCGTGCTGGCTGCGGTGGCGGCGCGGATAATTTCGTCGTCCCAATCACGCGCACAGGCGGCGGCAGCACGCGACACCAACTGCGACTTCGGGTCGATCGGGGTTTTCAGTTGGTCGAGGCTATCGACAAACTGATCGCCGACGCGGTCGATCGGAGAAACCCACCGACGCGAATAGTCCTGCGGGGCCGCCTTCTTGGGAGCGAAGCGACCTTCCGGCGTCCGCGTCTGCATGGGGCCGATGAATTGAATGGGCGAAGCGATCTTGGCGCCCGCGTGGGTGCCTTCCTCGACCTTGCCGCGCAGCTTCGAGGTCTTTTGCTGCAACTTCATGCGCAAAAGGGTCGAGAATTGCGTAACGAACAAACCAGTCAAGCCGTCGTCAGCCATGACAATCTCCGTTGATGTTTCCTGATCCCGCCGTGCCCGGAGTGTGCCCGCCCATCCCGGCGCCTATTGGCGGTATCGGAACGGCCTGCCACGATTGGAGGCTTAACTTTCAGCCGAGATCGTATCCCAGCAACATTGTTGCGTCAAGGGGGTTGCGCAACAAAATAACAAGGCGCCTGACCCTGCGGCCAAGCGCCTCGATTTGGCCGATCCTGTGGCCGATGTTATCCGGCGATCAGGCGGGTCAGGTTGTCAAACTCCTGCCGCTCCTTGACGCCGCCCTTATTGAAGTTGTCCTGCCACTGCTGGTCGGTGGCGAGCATGTCGAGACGAGACTGCGCCGCCTCTTTGGTGACTGCGCCGCCGTTGCCGCCGCCGTTGTCGCGAATGAACTGGTCTTCGCCGATGCGCGAGCCGACGTTGCGGAACATTTCCATCACGCGGGCGTAACCGACCGTCTTCTCCAGCGCCGACAATTCCTCGGACGTGACGCCGAGCTTCGTCGCCGCATTCTGCGCAACAATCAGATTGTTGGTGGCGTTGCTGCCCCAACTTGTCTTCAGCGTTGCCTTCTCGGCCGTCAGCTTCTCGTTGTAGGTGGCGGTTTCGATTTCGGCGCGCGCATCATCCTGCTTGGCGATGAAATAGGCCACCGCCTTCGCTTGGTCCTTCGTGAGATGCTGTTCGCCGCCTAGCGTGCGCAGCGAAGCGACCGACGCTTCGTCCAGTGCATTGCCGTTGGCGTGCTTCACACCGCCGAAGTCGTATTCCTTCGCATCGGTTGGAACGCCGAGACGACCGTAGACCTTGTTCCAACCTTCGGCGTCGTTGGCGGCTTGCGGAATGCGAACGACATGTTCCGGCGGGGCGCCGATCAACTTCTCGGCTTCGCGGTGGGCCTTGGCTGCCGCCAGGGCCGCGTCCTTCGCCGACAGCTTGTCCCAGCCGCGATTTTGAAGATAGCCGGCGGTGTCGGTATCGACGCCTTCCGACCAGGGAATATTCGCTACGGGTGTCACCGGGGCTGCGGGTGTCGCGGGAGCGACCGCAGGTGTCTCGATTACTTCGCCAACCATTATGATTTGTCCTTTTGTTGTGGAGGTTGGCCGCCGCTATAGAGGGCGAACAGCGTCTCCGGTGGGAGTTGCAGGTGTTGTTGAATGCGCAGCCACACTTCTTGGCGGCCGAGCAACATCATAGTTTTATCATGGTTGCCCGGCACCGCACAAGTCTCGCTCGCACGACAGAACTTCGAAAGATCGTCCAGTACCGCGACGTTGGCGGGCTGGTTCAGTTGGAACGTCAGTTGGTAGGCACGCTTGCGCCCGCTAAGAAAATCAAGCGTTGTCTCGATGATGCTCGCCATTATGCCCTCACTGCTGCGGCTGTTGCTGCTGTTGCTGTTGTTGCTGTCCGCCGCCACTCTTGGCCGCCATTGCCTGTGCCTTCACCAAAGCCGCCGCTGCCGGCGCCGCCTGAATTTGCTGCTGCTTGGCCTGCGCTTGCGCCCGCGCCTGTTTTTTCTGCGCAAGCATCTCCGGCCCCGCCATCCAGCGTGTCGGCACTGCTTGAATGTCGGCGATCTCCGGCAAAGCAACTTCCAAATCAAATACGTCGTACACAGACGGATCGCCCGTCGCGTTCGCGATCGTGGTTGCTGTTTCCAGCGTCCGCATAAAGCCGGCGGCCTCTTGCGCACGCATGGCGCGCGAGATCGGCGACGTATACATGACTTGGTATTCGCCGCGCGCTTCCTGAAGGGCCGGCGGCATCGGCGCAAGCAGGTTCATGTCAGCAAGCAAATCAAGCTCGCGATCAATCATGGGGCCGAGGTATTCGTTTTGCTGGCGGCCAACCGAAGGCGCGAGCAAGATGCCCTTCTCGTTGGTGCGCTCGATGACTTCCGTCGCCGACATCTGCGGCGTCTCGGTCAAGATTTGGAACAGGGACACAAGAAATGCGTCGTTGATAAGCGCGCGCTCCTCGTCCATCATCTCCTTGGTGATGCTAATGTCTCCGGTTGGCATCGTGCCCACCAGGGGGTGCCCTTCGTAAGTCATGCCGCCCTTGTTGAGCGCGCCGGGGCGCATCGAGAAATCGACAACGCCATCATCCGTCGTCAGCAGAACCGGCGACGCGGCGCGGTGGCCCTGTGTCAGGAAGTCGCGCTTCTCGGCGTTCAAGGTTTTGATCGCCGGCAGCACCATCATCGCAGGGCTGCGACCGTAGACTTCGCCCGGCGTCTGGGTGTAGCGCGAGCATGCCATCGGGAATGACTTGTAGCCGCCCTCGCTGATAAAACATTCTGGCTGGAGGCAGATGTTGTAGCTGGCAAACATCTTACCCTTGGCGTCTAGACGCTCCGGGTCATAGTCTTCGCGCGGAACAACGCGCTGAAGGAAATCGAATGGCGCCATCAAGCACTTCTCTGCAGCCTTAACCAGCGTTTCCGGCACGTTTTCTTTGCCGAATTTCTGGATTGCCTGCCGGCCCGTGAGCCGATACCAGCGGCAGTAGCTGTCCACAAGGCCCTGGTGGTTCTCGCGCAAGAACATCTGGCCCAGCGGCACCGACTTGTACCGCAGGCCCTTGGAACGATCCGGGCCTTCATAGCGGTCAATGAACATGCACCCGGTGCCGAAGTTGCCGAGCGACTTGTACTGACCCTGGTTCTGCGCGCTGAAGTTCGCGATCGGCGCATAGCGGTATTTGAACAACTGGCGCGTCGTGTTTTCGAACCATAGACGCACCTGCCGGTTCTTCATCAAATAGTCCATGTCGGGCAGCAAGTTGTGCCACGTCATGTTCCGCGGTGTGAGCAGACTGTCTAGGATAGCGCCGAAGCGCTCGCACGCCATCATCGCTGTGGCGTCCACCTGCCGATCGGTTTTCTTCTGGCCCGGCCAGTTGAAGCAGCCGTAGTAGAACGTGTTGCGCGACGGCGGATCGACAAGCTCGGCGATCTCCTCCCATTGCTGGGCGAACACCGCGCGCCACGTCTGCATCTCTGAAAACTCATGCAGGCTTTCCTGCATGATGTCGTCTTGGTGCGTTGCCATTAGAACTGGTTTCCAGTTTTGTTGAGGAGCGTACCGGCGGCAGAGTTATACAACGTGCCTCCTGCGCCTTGAAGCACCGCGTTGTCGCCCGTCTGCGCCAGCGCATTCTTTTTCTTTTTCTCGATGTCAGCCTCGGTGTCCTGCTGCTCTGCCCCCGACGCGGGCCGCTTCAGCAAATCTTGCGCCGCTGCCATAACAAATTCGTTTTCGCCAGATGTTTGCACAATGCATGTCCTGTTCTATATGGCCGTCGATCAACTGGCTCATAGCCCTCCACAGGGCACCGAGGGTCTAGGTCACCATAACGCTACTACAAGAACGGATCAATGTCTACATCCTTTGCAACCGCCACTTTGGCCGAGCCGTCTGGGTTGGCATTGTAAAAAAGCACAGCCTTTGCAAAGCGCTTCGCCATGATCCCGATGCGCGTCCCCGACATAAGATCGTCATTGAGTTTAACGATCAACCCGTCCTTGCGGTGGTAGAAGCGGTATTCATCGAACCACTCGGAACAGGAAGCGAAGACCTTCAGCTTGTTGCCAAGGAAGCGCTCCTGCATCTCCATGATCCCTACTTCCGTCGAGTTGGCACCGTCTGGGAACTTGGCATGCTCCGACAACATCTTCACGCCGTGCTTCTTGTAGATGTCGGCAAGCGGCTTCAACTCCCCGCCGAACTCTTTGCGCTGCCAGCCATCCTGCGGCCAAGCAGCCGGGATGCGCCAGCCTGCGCCGCCAGCGCAAGGCTTCATGGCGGCGGCGTGCTGGAGCGGCATTGCCGACGCCATGCGGATGCACTTGATGACATAGATCGTGTCGGTGTCCTTGTCCCAGGCGAGCAGCACGGCGGCGAACGGATGGTCGATGCCGAAGTCGAGGCCCCACAGCAATGACCAGTGCCGCGGTATCGGGAAGTCCGGCACCGAGATGGATGCCTCGGCGATCTGAAATATCTTGCCGCTGCCGAGCATCGGGACGCCGCGAGCGCGGGCTTCGCGTTCGTGAGCCGGGTAACCGTCGATGATTTTCTTGCGGTCCTCCGGCGCAATGTGCTTGGCGTCCTCGATCGTCATCGTGACCAGGGCGCGATCCGGCGACTTCTCGTTGATGAAGCGCATCACAACTTCGGACATGCCCTGCAACGGCGTGAAGGTGATGAAGACCATTCCGCCGGTCGCGCTGATACGCGCGAGCCCTTCTGTATAAATATCCAATGGAGGTTCTTCGTCGTACCACAACCAGTCGAGCGTGTCGCCCTGCCACTTCTCGCGACCCCGTTCGTAGGACTTGAACTTCATCTCCGACCAGCCGTCTTGCTTGCCGTTGGGTCCGAAGTGTTTGACGAGGACGGTGTCGAACAGATCGCTCACACCACGCGCAAGTGACATCTTGTCTCGGTTGAGGCAGTCCTTCGGGATCATTCCGGTGCCGATGCCGCCCGCCGTGGTGCCGAGCAGAAGCCGTTGTGGGTTGTCTCTGGTGCTCTCGCCCGTCACGCCTGCCACCCAGCCGCGCGTCGGTCTGCTCCACCGCCGCCCATACCAGTCATCTGGATACCGCCCGGTCAAGTGGTAGCTGACTTCGGCCGCGCCGCAATAGGTCTTGCCGCACTGGTTGCCGGCGAACAGCAGTCGCTCACGATGGGAGATGCCGAGATCATGGAACTCTTGCTGCTTTGGATATGGGGCGTAGAAGTCGATCTGACATTCGCGCTTCCGCCGCTCGACTTCCTTCAATTCCTTCTCGATCCGCAGAAGGTCTTCACGATGATCGCTCATTGCTGTTGTGCTTTCTTGCGTGCAACTGCTTCGTCCCAAATTTTCTGCACTTCCTCGGGCGATATGCCGTTCCCTGGGCTAAGTGCTTCCGACAGCCACGACATTGCGCAGGCGCCGTTGTAGGTCTTGCCGTCAGGGTTCAGTGCAGCTTCTCCGAGGGTTCTGACTTTGCGTGGGTCACTCATTTGTTGAAAGCCTTCCGTTCGCCGTTGTGTGTTTCGACCCGCCGCGTCGCCGCAGTGATGTCGTGTACCAGATTGCGCAGGTTGTCCGTCGTCATTGCAGCCGACGTTCCTATGAACACCGGCTCGATCGCGACATGGCCGTCGTGATATGTAGGCGTCATCGCCCACACCCGGAAGTTTGTATTGGTCCTAAACAATTCAGCCACCATTTGGAGCCCCCATGATGTCAGACAGATCATCGACTTCGGTGTATTCGCCGTCGATCGCGGCTTCCTTGGCATTGGCCTTCTGCGCCGCTTTAGAATTGCTGCCAAGCAACCTCGTCGGATCGACGCCAATGCGCTGCGCCATGGCAATAATGCCTGCCTCTATTTCGTCCGACAACCGGTTGTCTTCCACGATTACCTTGTGTTCTGTCTGGACGATCAAGCCGCCACGGTTCAATAGCTCGACTGCCGCCTTGAAGCGGTCCTTGTGCGTCGGCGACGCAACTATCTCGCGCAATGCCGAGGCGGCCAAGATCATGCCGCCGCGGAGCCGGCGATCTGCTTCCTCTTTGATGGCAGCCTGGACCTTTGGATCGCGTGACAGCCGGTGCCCCGCCTGCCACTTGCTGTCCTGTGTTCCACCAAAGCCCGCCATGCTCGCGGCAAGGCTGTTGTCGTCGGTGCCTGTTTCTAGCAGCGCAACAACGAACCTGCGCCTCGGTGGCGTCAAAGCAAGCATTGCTGGCCCAAGTGCATCTTCGGGCGGGTCGGGTATCAATTGAATACCCCCGAGAGCATTTCCTGTCATTGGAACTATCTTTTGCCAAAATTCTATAGCTACCTTAGCTCTAAGTCATGTCTAGGTCAATTCCAAAATTTTGCGCGAAAAAGCGTGCTGGGCCGCTTT